ACCGCATTATCGATGGCGAGGCCGTAGCGCTTCACGTCCGACCACAGGCACTGCAGGGAATGACTGTTGCCGGAGAGCTGCACGTCATCGAAGGCGACACGCAAAGGCGCCGGATCGTAGAGCGCGAGAATGGGCTGCTCGCGAACAATGATGTCCTCGCGGCCGCCGAGCGCCCGAAGTGCGTTCGAGCGATCGGCGTCCGTCTCGAGCATCGGTTAGACGACCTTCTTCTTGCCGGAAGCCACGACACTGACCAGCGATGGGCCGGTGCCGATGGTGCCGACAAACCCCAGGAAACCACCGATTACCGTTTTCGGATCGACGACGATCTTCGTAGTGGTGTTCGTCAGCGTCGTGCCGAATGTGGCGCCCGTGATATCAGTTGCGCCAGTACCGTTCGCATCGCTCGCGTACTGCAATTTGCCAGCAATCGTGCCCGTGACTGCACCGATATCGAGCGTGACCATGACCTCGCCGTCATAGGGGCGAACGTCGAGCCACATACCGCTACCGCTGGTTGCGGCGGCGGTGTTGGCAGCGGAAACAGAACGCAGCAACGACGTGGAGGTTGCTGCAGAGGCTTGACTGAGAAGCATGGATTATTTCTCCTTCGACTTGCCGGGCTTTTCAGCCGGCGCGGATTCGATCTTGGGCTCGTGTTTAACTGGCACGTCTTTGAATTCTTCGACGGCCTTGATGGACACGAGGAATTGAGCTGTCGCGGCATCCAGCTCGACAGGGTCGTCGCCGGGCTTGAAGTCCCGGCCGACCCCGATACAAACGCCGCGAAGCGCTTTGTATTTCACGGTTACGCCGCAAGGTTGGTCGAGACTACGAACGCCTGCGGGTATCGCAGCATCACGTCGACCATCCACATGGCGCGGATGCCAACCTGCGCGGTGTTGAAGCGCGTGCCACCGTTGTCGGTGGAGAGTTCCAGCACGCCCCACTCGCCGATGACGACCTCGTCCCACGAACCGAAGATGAGATTGCCGGACGCGAGCTGCTCGGACGACATTGCACGGAATCCGACGACGCTCCCGTCCAGCATGTTGCCTTCCCAGAGCGGCGTGTCCGTGCTGGAAAAGCGCTGCTTCTGCATCAAGACCGATGCGCCGGTGATGTTCGTCACCCAGCCAGGATTGCCACGGATCGCGTTGACCGCGCCTGCAGCAGCAGGAAATGCCAAGACCTTCGCATACGTCGCCGTCGCCGCATCCTGGCCGGTCGTGACACCCGTGGTGTTCTTGATGCCGAGCGGTTGCGCACCGCCCGTGCCGTTGATCACGGAATTGTCAACGCCGTCAATCGCCACGTCGCTGGCGAGATCCGCCATGACGAAGGCTTCGGCCGAAGGGGACGACTGCGCCAGAAGCTGTTCACTCACGTCCGTGATCGCGATACAGGTTTTTGGCGTCATCGAGAGTTGGCCCAGCGCCTGATCGGCCGCCGTCACACTCGAGCCCTCACCTGCCTGCCACGTTACGGTCACCTTGCCGGTCTGGCGCGGGAACACGACGTTGCCCTGCAGGCCCGACAGAACACGCGCGCCCATGTTCATCGCGACGGAACGATTCCGCAGGATGTCGATGAATCCCATGTTCTGGACGTTGACGAGATAGCCGCCCTTGGCTCCAGGGGTGGTCGCCATAGCGCGAGCCGCTTCCTCGCCAATGGGCCGCTGCAATACCTCTGACGGAATCAGGATGCTCGACGTGAGCTCACGACCCAGCTTCTTGCCGACCGCGGTCGAGCATTCGATCTCGAAAGCCGCTTCGCCCATGAGCTTCGGGCTCTGCGCGCCGTAACGAAGTGCGCGGATCGCACGGAACAGACTGTAGCGCTGCGTTTCTCGCGTCGAGAGGCCGAGCGCAGCTGCCGTCATGGGCTTCTGACGACCCCGCAACTCCATCACCTCGAGGATTTCAGAGGCAATACCCCTGACCACCTTCCCGTCACGGTCGGTCGTGTCGACCAGTTGTGTGCCTTCCTCGATCCAACGCTGTTCGACGCGAACGTCGATCTTGTTGGCCTTGCACAGATTCTGAATCGCTGCGCGGCGTTCATTCTCTGCCTCAGTCGCGGAGATCTTCTTGGCATCGGCGTTTGCGCCCGCCGCGGCGGTATTCTCAGTCGTCACGCTTGTGACTCCTCGTGTTGCGGCTTGCGCCGTGATTGGAACTTCGGGGGAAACGACCTCGGCTGAGGCCAGAGACGAAGAAGCCCGCGTTGTGCGGGCTTCGGTGGATTCTGTTGTGTTATTGCCGGGTGGCCCGACGTCGGTGGGCAAGACGGCCGCTCGACCGACGCCAACTGAAGGGTCGGCAGGGATTGAGACGAGACTCGTCTCCAGGGGCTCCCAATCCATCACGCGATAGTTCTCGCGATCATCCTTCACGGAGTCGAGCGCCATCTCGTACACGCGATAGCCGACGGATGTGTTCGTGCGAATCTCGTCGTCAACATCGATGAGCGCGTCAGCTGCGACCTGCGTGCGGCCAAAGCGAACATCGCCTCGCCCGATTCGGTCACCACCGATCTTTGCGCGCTCAACCACACCGATCTGCTGACGTGGGTTGTGGTCCATGAGGAACGGCGCGCGACCACTGTTGAAGAAGTCCATTCGGACAGACTTCGGTGAGTGATCGAGAATCTCACCGCCGAACCAGCGCTCTACAGTGTGTTCTGACGAGAACGAGAACGCGCGCGAGCGTGTCTTCTCAGTCATGCGCCTTCCCTCGTGATGTGCCCATCACCCGTGTGCAGGATGCAGTCACGCTTCTGGAACTCGGCTGCGTGCCGATCCTTGAACGACTTCGCCTGCCCTTCGGAAACATTCCCAATAGCGAGTGTTCGCCCGTTGGGAAACGTCAGCACCGCGCGCTTCGCTGCGGCGTCGTAGCTCATTTCAATGGTGTCGCTCATTTGGCTACCTGCAGATGCGAAAAACCCCGCGCGGGCGGGGTCTGTTCGGAAGGTGGGTTGTCTTTCATCGGTAGCGCGGCCTTTGGATCGGCCTGCGCTATGCCCGTACTGGTTGTCTGTTCCGGATCGGTGTCGAGCACAATTCCGGCCTCTTTCAGCATCTCTCGCTCGCGTACGCGCTGCTCGATGTATTCCTCGAGATCCGTGCCGCGATTGACCAGGACGTCTTGCATTGTTCCGAATCCGGACCGGACGTCCTGCGTGTTTGCCGCCGTCTCCTTCGTGGGATCGACCGAAGTCCAGCCCCGGGTACGGAACTGTGCGGCCTCGTACTGCTTTCGATTCAGCGCGTAGGCCTGCACCGGAATGGTCGTCATGACGCCCGCGAACACCGCCTGCTGAAGCCACTCGCGGTGAACGATCTCGCGGAACGAGCGGATAAACCACTGTTGGTGATCCTTCCACGAATCGCGGTCGTCGTTCAGCGAGAGCCTCAGCGGCGAGTAGTCCGCCTGGCTGTAGTCGCCGGAAAGGGAGGCGTAGTTCACGCCCGTTCCCACCGCGACCTCTCGTTTCTTCTCGCGCATGAAGTCCGCGTACTGCGGATTCGGCGAGTTCATCGGGCCAGCGGCCAGCTTCTCGCCCGGGTTCAGACGTTTGTAGCTGCCCGGCGCGACTTCCATTTCGACCGTGCCATCGGCCTGCTCCTCACCGAACGAGGCCGAGTCCTCTGGCGTTTCGATGGCGCCATTGATACACGCCTGACTGCGAGCGCGCGTGATCTCCGCCTCGCTGTAGCCATCCATGTCATTGAGCGTGGTGGCCACGGCATGCAGCCACGGCTCGCCGCGCGTCTGCGGCCAGCGCGTAATGCGCGCGAGGTGAATGATCTGGTCCGCTGGGACGCGCTCAATCTGATCTCGCTGTGTACCAATCCAGCGGTCCTCGTTCGGGTGCCGCCGGCGAATGTAGTACGCGACCGGACGGAAGAAAGGGTCCAACTCGACGCCCATGCGGACATGGTTGCCCTGTGCAATGGGTATCGTGCCGTGATCGATGTTGTCTGCAATCCGCTCCGCCTCGATCTCTTCGAGCGCATACGGGATGTCCGAGCCGGGCATCTTCGTGAAATGTCTGCGAATGAACACCTCGCCAGCCTCGACAATCTCGCCGACCGCCAGCCTCTCCTGATCGATGAAGTGCAGCCGACCACCGATGTGACTGTATTCGCCGCAGCACCAGTCACAGAACTTCTCCTCGATCTCGTCGTTCACGCGCTTGTTGAACTCGCCGCGCGTGTTCTTCACCTGCGCCTGAAGGCGAATCCCGCAGCCGATGATATTGTTTACCGAGATCGTCTTGATGCGCTTGGCATAGGGCGAATCGCGGTTCAGCGCGCGGGAGCGCTCGCGCATCTTCGTGAGACTCGTGACGAGCTCTGCATCCGCTGAACTATTCGAAGTCGTCCACCCGCCAGTGAGGCGAGAGCTTTTCGCGCTCGCGTACATGCGCTGAGAGTTGCCGTTTCTCGCCGGAACGCGCACCACCTCAGGCTTGATACGCAGAACCTTGCTGAGAAACGACTGAAACTTGTTCATCGAACGAAACGCACCCTGATGTCGCGGCCTTTGCCAGCATTGCTCGCCTGCCCTTCCGCATTCACTTCAGCCCGCAGCTTGTCGCGCCACTTCGTGAGTTCTTCCAGCGACCAGCGCGAGATCTGCCGGCCCGCAATCGACATGCTCGCCTGCGCGGTCGAGGCGTTCCCGAGCAGGAAGCACTCGATGGCTTCCAGTGTCTTGCGCGCCCAGGTGCGGGTATCGGTCTTGCCGGCCTTGGCCGGGTCGACCAGCACCTCGAGCATTCCGTTCTCGACGGTCGTCGTGGTCACGCCATCGGTGACTCGCAGCCGCCAGCCGTAGAGACTCGGCGCGTATCCGGTGGTGGTCGCCGCCGGGATCGTGAAACTGTGCGTCGTGCCGGATGCGGTGCCCGCAACGTTGAACGTGCCGTCCTTGCTCTCGAAATAGATCGTCGCAACCCAGCCGGGCGCGAGGTAATCGCCGAGCGCGCGCGTCCAGCTCCAGGTGTCCCCGGCAATGAGTTGCTTGGGGACGCTGTCGGGAATCGCTGCGGTCATTTCCAACCTCTGACAAAACCATTGCGGCGGGGCGCGACGAAAGAGCGCTTCACAGGGGGCGCAGTCGGAGCCTCTGGTTCCGGCGGAACAATGTCCGCAGGCTCTGGAGGTTCTGGCTCCGGCTGCACTTCAGGCCGGCGCGCCGCTCGGGTGGCGAGCAATGCAGGACCGCCGCGACCGATCATCGCGGCATATCCGTAATTCCAGCAGTCCTGCACTTCCTGCTTGATGTTCGATGCGCGCGGTTTCCAAACAAT